GTACGACGTGGTCAGAAGGGCCGATAAAGCAGTTATCTATAGCTTCCCGGCGGAAGGGAGATATCTGGTTTATCGAGTAAATGGAATAGTTTCATTACGACCGTTACTCGAAGAGGAAGAAATCTTCACTTTCAACGGGTTCATGCAATTTGCAAAACGGCTTGGGTACCGAATTACACCACCGTCTGATATTATTCTTTCATAGGCCTGAACACCCTATACCTGATGCGCCACGGAGAGAACCATGGCGCTAGAATTACAACTTATCAAACACCACTCAGGAATACTGATCCCGGCTACGCCCGAGACCAGAGATATCCTGCAAACCAAAACCCGGCTCGGCGATGTTCTTGTTGCCGAGTTCAGGCGGGTACGTAACCCGGCATTCCATCGGCGCTTTTTCGCGCTTCTCAATCTTGGTTTTGAATACTGGGAACCAACCGGCGGGGCTATCTCAAGTAACGAGCGGAAGCTGATCACTGGCTACGCCAAGTTCCTGGCTTCTTATGGCGGGAATGAGGGCGCGCTGATCGATGCTGCTGAGCAGTATCTTGAGCAGGTTGCTTACCGGCGCGTCACGAATGGCATTAGCCTGTGCAAATCCTTCGATGCTTACCGTTCATGGGTGATTGTTGAGGCAGGGCACTTTGATGCCATTCAGTTGCCTGACGGAACACTCAAAAAGCATCCTCGCAGCATCTCATTCACCAACATGGACGAACTCGAGTTTCAGCAGCTCTATAAAGCTGCGCTCGATGTGCTTTGGCGCTGGGTCCTGTCCCGTTCATTCCGCAGCCGTGACGAGGCCGAAAACGTCGCCGCGCAGCTGCTTGGCTTTGCGGGGTGATGGAATGAAGAAGACCTGGTTCCACCACACCGATTGCAGCACCGAACAGGCCGACGAACTGGTTAAGCGTTACAAAGCCCGCGGCGTGCGAGTTGAACGCAGCCTAAACCAGGATTACGTGACCTGGACTGTCAGTGCATTCTTGCCGACCTCAAATACACCAGCGCGCCCGGACAGCCGCTGGCGAAACCGGATGTGGGGGTGAACGTGAAGACATATCAAATCACTTTGCCATGGCCGCCGAGCAACAACCGGTATTACCGGCACAACCGCGGTCGTACACACATTAGTGCTGATGGCGTCGCGTATCGCTACGCGGTTGCCGCTGTAATTCGAAAAGCCCGGCTTAATATCCGAACGGCCGCACCACTCAAAATCCGTATTGAATGCCACATGCCTGACCGCCGGCGCCGCGATCTGGATAACCTGCAGAAAGCTGCATTCGACGCTTTAACCAAAGCGGGATTCTGGCTGGATGACTGCCAGGTTGTTGACTATCGCGTTGTGAAAATGCCTGTCGTTAAGGGCGGGAAATTAGAACTCATTATTACCGAGCTGGAGGCCGCATGAATCTTGAAAACACCCTCAAATATCACTTCGCCAAATCGACAATGATTAGCGACTCTCCCCGGTCTACTGCGTCAGACTCATTAACCGGAACGGATATCATGGCTGCGATGGGCATGACGCAGGAACGGGCAGCTTTGGGTTACAGCGCTTTTCTCGGGAAGATGGGTATCAGCAACAATGACCGGGAGAGGGCGATCGAATTGCTGGCCCAGTATGCGCTGACCAAGTGCGATCGGGTGGCTGCGCTTCGCAAACTGGATGCAGGGGTTAAACCACTGGTGATGCATCAGCTGGCCACCTTCGCGTTCGATGACTATTCCCGTAGCGCCGCAAGTGTGAAGCAGTGCGATGGCTGCAATGGGGAAGGATTTATTGACGCTGAGGTTTTCAGCATGAAGTCCCACACTCCGGCAAAAGAGAAGAAGTTCGTGAAGATGTCTTTGCATATGGGTGTCGAGAATATTCGCCCTTCTGAGTATGAGGTGCGTAGAGAGGTTAGGGAAGTAGCGCGCGTTCTCTGCCCTCAGTGTAAGGGCAAGAAGGTTGTAAGTTGTGCCTGTAGAGATTGCCATGGACGCGGGAAAGCCGTTAATCAGGTTCTTACTGAACAGCAGGGTGTGCCGGTACTGGCTGATTGCAAGCGCTGCAGCGGGCGCGGATATGAGCGAATCCCATCGACCGAGGCATACGCCGCGGTGTGCATGATAACGGATGCAATCAGCCTCGACACCTGGAAGAAGTCTGTTAAGCCATTCTACGATCAGCTCATCACCAGGTTTGACATCGAAGAGACCTGGGCTGATACGCAGCTGAAGCAGATAACAAAGTAGGGCGTGAATTTATCGTGAACTATTTACTTTTCCCGAATCTGTGGTAATTTTGCTCTAACGATGGGTTATTGCCTTCGTTTAAAGCCCTGCGGTTAACCCCGTGGGGCTTTTTGCTTAATAGCGATTTAAGAATTTCTAAAACCATCAATATTCATTGCCTCTTATACTTTCTATATCGAAGAGGAGGGGGGAATGATGAGAGAAGGCTATTACTGGATTCAGTACAATGGCAGTAGGCAGATCGCTTACTACGTGCACGAAAAAATCGACGATTTAGAGTCGGGTGAAACTATCTACGGTGCATGGTATGTGACTCGAGGAGACGATCTCGCTAATAATGGAGAGGTCGAAGTGATAAGTGGGCGTATTGAAGAGCCAAAGCTGTAACGGACAATTAAATTAAGTAGCAACCTCGACGCAATGCGAAGTTTTAAATTTCTGCGGGATAGTAATCGCTTCGAGTTTAAAAAAGCGCGGAGAACGACATCACTCCTCTCCGCAATAACCACTCTATTTCGTGCCCGCTTGTTTTTCTTTTATCCACAAAGAGCTAAGTCATGACTTAGTGCAAATAATAACACTTTAAAACTATGTGGATAGGTAATTATATTTTTATGTAAGTGGCTCTTCTTAAGGATAGTTTAATTTATTGCCATCCTAAGGAGAAAGAAGCTCCGGGAACTATCCAATCATCATAAGGCTGCCGTTCGGCGGCCTTTTTTATTCCTAGCAACAGCACCCGCACAAAGCGAGGTGAGAGTATGTATCGCATGGACAAACTAACCACCGGTGCTGCATACGGCGCTTCAGCCGGTAGCATCCTAAACGGCATGCTGAATGCCTACAGTCCTGAACAGTGGAACGCTATAGGCGTGCTGGTGGGCATCATCGTCGCCGTACTGACCTATCTGACCAATCTCTATTTCAAGATCCGCGAAGACAACCGCCGCAGCAGGAGCCGAGATGAACCCGACACTCAGAAATAAGCTGGTGGGCGTCGTTGTTGGCGGAGCCAGCGCAATCACTATTGCAGCTGTGATGCTGGGCAATGCGGATGGACTTGAAGGAAGACGCTATTACGCTTATCAAGACGTCGTTGGTGTCTGGACTGTTTGCGATGGGCATACCGGCGCTGACATTCGCCGCGGTCACAGATACACCGATAAAGAATGTGACGCTTTGCTTCAATCCGACCTGCGCAAGGTAGCTGCAGCTATCGACCCGCTGATTAAAGTCCATATTCCCGAAACCACTCGTGCCGCACTTTACTCTTTCACCTACAACGTAGGAGCTGGAGCGTTTAGCAGATCGACGCTGCTGAAAAAATTAAATTCCGGCGACGTTCCGGCTGCATGCAAAGAACTGCAGCGCTGGACGTATGCAGGTGGCAAACAGTGGAAGGGGCTTATCACTCGGCGCGAGATTGAGCGTGAAGTTTGCGAGTGGGGCCAGAAATGAACCGATTAACAGCCATCATTTGCGCTGTCGTTTTCTGTCTGCTGGTTTCCATGGCTTGGGCGATCAATCACTACCGCGACAACGCCATCGCTTATAAAGACCAACGCGATAAAGCCACTGAGAAACTCAGCCTGTCGATCGCCACCATCAAAGACATGCAGACCCGCCAGCGTGACGCAGCGGCACTGGATGCTAAATACACGAAGGAATTAGCCGATGCGAAATCTCAGCTTGAAGATCTGCAGCGTTGCGTTAGCACTGGTAAGTGTGGGTTGCACGTCAACGCCAGATGTCCCGCGAACGGAGCGACCAGCACCGGCGGCATGGGCGATGCTTCCGCCCCCCGACTTACTAACTCCGCTGAGCGGGATTATTTCACCCTCAGAGAAAGAATCGTCACAGTGATGAAGCAGGTTGGCTATCTGCAGGACTACATCAAAGAGCAGTGTCTCAAATAGAGCCTCTTCCGTAAGTTTCTGACATTATCTATCTGCTGGACACTAAAAATAGCAAATATTTTAAGAGCATTTTGATAGGTTGGTTGATGCCAAAAAAAACCTCTGGTACGGGGCACGTATGATTAAAGTTTATATAGCATATGCCGATGAACCAATTACAGAAAACTCCCTGATGTTCAAGGTAATAAAATGACTAATGAAACTAATAACGACGATTATAAATCCAATATTAAAAATATTGGCGAGGGTGTTGCTGTAGGTGTCGGTGCCGGCGCAGGAGCTGGGATTGGGGCGGCTATAGGAGTTAGTGGTGCGATTGCTACTGCTGCTGCCGAAGCTGCGGCTGCAGCTGCTATAGCCACGGGCGCGTCAGCTTCAGCGACTACTGCAGCCTTGGCGACTGCAGGTGGTGGGGCAATTGCCGCCGGAGGGACTGGAATGGCAGGTGGAGTAACTGCGATTGCATCTGCTGCTGCTAGTAGCGCTGTAGTGCCCGTAGTTGGTTGGGCCATTGCAGGTGCAGCTGTAACAGGTCTGGCAGCCTGGGGCACATATAAATACTTTACAAAAGACTGAATTGATCACGTTTGTTAAACCAAGCCACCTTCGTGTGGCTTTTTTATTGGAGCAAAAATGGCAAAACCGGACTGGGGCGAGCTTCAGCAACGGTTCCTGTCCGACCATGCCGCAACCGGCGTATCACCGAAGGAATGGTGCGAAGCGCAAGGACTGAACTACGCTACCGCCCGTCGATATATCAAAAAACCTTATGCGCAAACTGCGCAAAAACCTGCGCAGAAAAAAATGCGCACTGCGCAGAAAGATAAAAGCGCTAATGAGCTGGTGGATGATGATGGACTTACCGCTCAGCAGCGCTTATTTGTCGCGGAGTACCTGAAGGACAACAACGCCACCTCTGCCGCTGCACGTGCTGGTTATAGTGACCCAAACTACGGGCGTCAGCTCATAGCGAATCCTAACGTTGCGCAGGCTATTGCGCAGCAGCAAAAAGCGTCCATTGTGCGCACGCTTGGCAGTGCCGACGAAGTCCTCGCTCAGATGTGGCAGCTCGCTACCTTCGATGCAAACCAGCTATCACAATACCGCCGCGGTGCGTGTCGTTACTGCTGGGGCTTCGGTCATCATTACCAGTGGCGCGATGCAGTTGAGTTCGAAGAGAAGAGGCTCGAGGCTGTTGAACGTGACAGACGTGAACCTGAAGATTCCGGCGGTTACGGTTACGACCACACCCGAGAGGCTAACCCTGAATGCCCACGCTGTAATGGTGAAGGCATCGGCCAGCCTTACTTCCCTGATACTCGCAAAATCCCAGCAACTTCTCGGCTCGCGTACTCCGGCGTGAAGGTCGGCAAAAACGGCGTTGAAATCACAGCCATCAGCCGCGAAAGAATGTTCGAAGCGGTCATCAAGCGCTTGGGCCTGGCCGATAGTGAGTTCGCGCAGCGCCTGCAGCAGATTGAAATTGAACGCCGGCAGCTGGAGGTTGAGAAACTCCGTAAAGAGCTGGCCGGTGAGGGGGAGGACGATGAACCAACGCCAGTTGCAATCAATATCAACGTAGTGGATGCGAGGGCAGACGATGGGGATCAGCCCGACACTTAACATTCCTCAGGCGCGCTTCCTCGCGATGCAGCACAAATTCAAAGCCTATGTTGCCGGGTTCGGTTCCGGTAAAACGTGGGTAGGTTGTGGCGGCATCTGTAAGGGGATGTGGGAGCATCCTAAAATCAACCAGGGTTATTTCGCACCGACGTACCCGCAGATTCGTGACATCTTCTACCCGACGATTGAAGAGGTGGCCTTTGACTGGGGCTTGAACGTCAAAATCAACGAGGGGAATAAAGAGGTTCACTTCTACGAGGGGCGACGGTTCCGCGGAACCACAATCTGCCGCTCGATGGAGAAGCCCGGCTCGATCGTCGGCTTCAAAATCGGTAATGCGATGGTGGATGAGCTGGACGTAATGGCGGCTGCCAAAGCACAGCAGGCCTGGCGAAAAATCATCGCACGTATGCGTTACAACATTCCCGGTCTGAGAAATGGAATTGACGTCACGACAACGCCGGAAGGCTTCAAGTTTGTCTACCAGCAGTTCGTTAAGGCTGTGCGGGATAAACCGCAACTGGCG